ATGACGATCAACCGTGATTTCTGGATCGTGCTGATTCGCGTAGAAACGGACGACGACGGGCGGCCCGACCCGCCCGCATGCTGGCGGAACGTCGCGGGGTCGACGGATCGGGATCACGCGTTAGAGCTCGCGCGCATGTCGATCGGGCGTGGCGTCGCGGCGCTCGTCGCGAAGGTGGAATTGTGGGAATTTCCCGACGCTGCGACCGCGGACCCGATGATCGCGGCCGACGCGCTCGCGGCCGTCGACGCCGGCGATTTGATTCAAGTCAACTTCCCTCGAGCTCACCGCGCGTTACGTGAAACGACGTCATGACGCGCCCGCGCGCTGCCCGCGAGCTCGCGACGAACGGCCCCGCGCGCAAGGTCGCGATCATTAACAAGCTGACGCACACGAAGGGCCCTTTCGCGGGGCAACCGTTCAATCTGCGGCCCTGGCAGGAAAAGAAAATCATTCGGCCGCTGTTCAAGTTGAATCCGAAAACGAAAAAACGGCAGTACCGGATGTGTCTGCTGATGATGCCGCGCAAAAACGGCAAAACGGAATTGATCGCGGCGCTCGCGATCGACGGGTTGTTATTCGATGGGGAAATCGGCGCCGAAGTGTATTCGGCGGCCGCCGACAAGGATCAAGCGGCGCTCGCGTTCAACGTCGCGGCCGAAATGATACGCGCCGATCCTGAGCTCGCGGCCGAGTGTGAGATTCTCGACTCGCAAAAACGAATTGTGCACCGACGAACGGGATCGTTCTATCGCGCGATTTCGGCCGAAGCGTACAGTAAACACGGGTTCAACGCGTCGCGCGTCCTCTATGACGAATTGCACGCGGCGCCGTCGCGGGAATTGTGGGACGTGTTGACGAGCTCGACGGGCGCCCGGGCGCAACCGCTCACGATCGCGATTTCGACCGCGGGGTACGACCGTCATTCAATCCTGTACGAGCTCTATACGCACGGGAAAGCGGTCGCGGAAAACCCGAAACTCGACCCCGCGTTCCTGCCGATTATTTTTGAGGCGCCCGCCGACGCGGATTGGACCGACGAAAAGGTGTGGCAGGCCGCAAATCCGGCGCTCGGGGATTTCCGATCGCTCGATGAAATGCGTACCGCGTGCGCGCGCGCGCAGGCGATCCCCGCGCAGGAAAATTACTTCCGTCGGCTGTACCTCAATCAGTGGACCGAACAAGCGGAGCGGTGGATCGCCCTGGCCGCGTGGGATGCCTGCCAGGTCCCGATCGATCGCGCGTCGCTCCGCGGCCGCCGATGCTTCGTCGGGTTGGACCTGTCGACGACGACCGACTTAACCGCGGCCGTCGCGGTATTCCCTGACGCGGACGGGTTCGACGTCCTCGCGCATTTCTTCGTCCCCCAGGAGCGGATCGCGGCCCGGGTTGCGCGGGACCGCGTCCCGTACGACGTCTGGACGCGCGACGGGTTGATTACCGCGACCCCCGGGCCGACGGTCGATTACGACTATGTCCGGAAACTGCTGCTCGGATGGGACGATGAATACGACGTCCGGATCGTCGCGTACGACCCGTGGAACGCGACCGACTTGATCGCGCGGCTCGAAAAACAAGACGGGTTTACGTGCGTCAAAATCCGCCAGGGTTTCGCGACGCTGTCGGCGCCGTCGAAATCGCTGGAATCCGCGATCCTGGCGCGGCGCGTGCGACACGACGGACACGCGGTCTTACGGTGGAATCTCGGCAACATGTCGGTTGAATCCGACGCGGCGGGGAATATCAAACCGAGTAAGGATCTGTCGACCGAACGAATCGACGGCGGGTACGCGTTGATCATGGCGGTCGACGCGATGGAGCGGAACGATTCCACGCCCGCCCCCGGGTATCAGATGATGGTATTTCGACGGTGATCACTCATGGCAAACCCCCGCGGGCGCCCGCCCCTTGATCGGGCCGATCCATCGGTCGTCGTGTCGGTCGCGATGCCCTCGCGCGCCTTTGATTTGATTTGTCGGCGCGCGTCCGTCGAACGGTTGACCGTGCCCGAAATCATCCGGCGCGCGTTGCGCCGTCCTGACAATAAAAAAATAGAAAATCCGGACGCCTAGACCGTCGGCGCGATCATCGGCCGCCGATGGAGCGCGCGTATGCCCTGCTCGACGTGAAAGCGGCCGACGCGCCGACGCGTCGGATTTTCGGGACCGCGACGACCCCGACCCCGGACCGCCAGGGCGACATTTTGGAACCGCTCGGGGCCGATTTCACCAATCCGATCCCGCTGCTCTGGCATCACGACAAGGAACGGCCGATCGGCCGCGCATACTTGCACCCGCCGACGGCCGACGGGATCACGTTCGACGCGACGATCGCGAGGATCGACGACCCCGGGCCGCTCCGCGATCGGACTGACGAAGCGTGGCAATCGCTCAACGCGGGCCTGATTACGGGCGTGTCGGTTGGGTACCGCGCGCGACCTGGGGGCGTGCACTTACTGAAAACGGGCGGCCGCCGATTTACCGCAACCGAAATTTGCGAGCTCTCGCTTGTGACCGTCCCCGCCAACGTCCACGCGACGATCCACGCGATCAAATCGCTGGACGCGCCGTACCTGGCCGCGTCGGGCCCGAACCTTTCCGGCGTCCCGGAGCTTTCCCGGATCAATCCGATGACCGCACAAGAGCAAATCACACAGTTTGAGAATTCGCGCGCCGCGAAGGTCGCGCGCATGTCCGCGATCATGTCGACCGCGACCGACGCGACGTTACCGGACGCGGCCCGCGACGAATACGACGGCCTGTCGGTCGACGTGAAATCCATTGACGAAACGCTGATCCGGTTGCGCGAAGTGGAGCGGTTGCAGAAGGCGGCCGCGGCGCCGATCGACACGACCCCGAACCCGCGCGCGCCGGTCCGGACGACGTCGGCCGTCGTGTCCGTCAAGAGCAACGCGGCGCCAGGTCTGACGTACGCGCGCGCCGTCAAATCGCTGTTGCAAGCGAAGGGCGACAGTTTCCGCGCGATGGAGTACGCCAAGGCGTACAACGATCCGAACGTCGATTTGATCATCCGGGCCGCCGTGACGCCCGGGACGACGACCGATCCCGCGTGGGCGGGGGCGCTCGTGACCGTGACGAACCTGACGAACGAATTTATCGAGCTCTCGCGGGCCGCGTCGATCATCGGCCGCGTGCCCGGGTTGCGCTCGGTCCCGTTCAACGTGTCGGTCCCGATCGTGACCGCGGGCGGTACGTACAAGTGGGTCGGACAGGCGAAATCGAAACCCGTCAGCAAGATGCAATTCGGATCGACGTCGCTGGGGATGGCGAAAGCGGCGGGGATCATCGTCCTGACCGAAGAATTGGTCCGCTCGTCGCAACCGTCCGCGGAAATGATCGTCCGCGATGAAATGGTCCGCGGCATCGCGGCATTTCTCGACCAGCAATTCACCGATCCCGCGGTCGCGGCCGTGGCCGACGTGAATCCCGCGTCGATCACGAATGGGGCGCCGACGGCGGTCAGCACGAATGACCCCGGCAAGGACCTGGCGGCCATCGTCGGGCATTTCGGGGCGGCCGCGCTCCCGCTGTCGGGCCTCACCGTGATCATGTCGGAGACGAACGCGTACGCGATGGGCGCGCACAAGACCGCGCTCGGGCCGTCGGATTTCCCGGGCGTCGGCGCGACGGGCGGATCGGCAAACGGGGTTTCGATCGTCGGATCGAACACCGTGGGCACGAACGTAATCGGGATCGCGCCCGGGTACGTGCTCATCGCGGACGATGGGGGCGTATCGATCGACGTGTCGCGCGAAGCGACCGTCCAAATGAACGACGCGCCCGCCAGTCCCGCCGATCCCGCGACGTCGGTCTGGACGTCGTTTTTTCAGGACAACCTTGTCGGGTTGCGCGCGGAGCGGTTTATCAACTGGAAAAAGGCGAACGCGCAAGCCGTGTACTACCTGACCGGCGCCGTGTATCCGGTCTAGAGCTCGTCGCAACCGGCGCGCGCCCTGGGCGAAGTGGAGCGTTTCAGGGCGCGCGCCCGTCGGGGGTCGATTGCAACTTTCCGTATTCGGGTACGAGCTCAGTCTCCGGAAGGCGGCCGCGAATCTGCGGCCCGTCGGCCGCTCGACGCGCGACGGTTGGTACCCGATCGTCCGCGAACCCTACACGGGCGCGTGGCAAAACAACGACGAATTGAGCGGACAGACCGCGCTCTCGTACTTCGCGGTCTTTTCGTGCGTCACGTTGATCGCGGCCGACGTCGCGAAACT